TCAGATTTGGTTGGCGGTCAGCCACCACGAAAACAAACTGGTGGCGCTGGAGCCCGAAGTCATGGAAAAACTGCTGGCTTTTGCTGGCCGTGTCTTTATTAAGGGGGGCATATGACTGACAAAGAAATCATGCAGGCGGCGCTGAATGCGCTGGAAATGTATTGGGTAAAAGCGGAGCACCTTAGAACAAAAGTAGATGACGCACAAGCCCGGCAAGCCGTCTTCGCCCTGCAAGCACGGCTTGGGCAGACAGAGGATGAGCCTGTATCGTTGAAGCCTTGTCGCAGTCCTTATTGTGAGTGCGACTCCGGCGAATGTACCCATCCCGGTTTTTATGATGCTCGTGATAAGCCACAGCCAGCCGCATGGGTTGGGCTGACGGATGAGGAAGTTGATCAAGCGCATCACTACATGGGCGGCACATGGTCAACCACGCAACTGGTGCGACACATCGAAGCCAAACTCAAGGAGAAGAACACATGAACGAGACAGCATTTAACGACTGGTGGAACGCGACTTACGATGACAACCCGTTTGAACCCGAAACGCCAGTGTGGTGGGCATGGGCTGCATGGCAGGCGGCTACGAAAGTAGAGCGCGAGGCGTGTGCGACGGCGGTGATTAATATCGCTAATAAAGACGCGGGGAACCCCTACAAGCAAGCCCTTCGAATGGGCGCTGAGGCCATCCGCGCAAGGGGCAACACATGACCCGCGATGACATTATTCGCATGGCGCATGAGGCCGGCGTAATCCCGCCTGGCTGGGGCGCAACCGAGATGCAGTGGCGGTCACTGGATGCGTTTGCCGCCCTGGTGGCGGCAGTTGAGCGTGAGGCGTGTGCGAAGGTGTGTGATAAATACGATGACGCAGACCCACTTGGCGTATCGCTCGAATGTGCAAATGCAATCAGAGCAAGGGGCAAAGAATGAACTGCCCAATCTGCAACGCCTGGACAGACCAGCTTGATACGCGGAGGAGAACTGGCAGCACCTACCGGCGATATGAGTGCGCAAACTTGCACCGTTTTACGACAAAGGACGGTGAAGTGATACGAGCAGATGAACAAAAACGAGGGCGCGGACGTCCCCGCAAGCCGACTCACACTATCAACTCAACCAACACAATCGTTGTATCTACCGTCACGTACTGGATACCTCTCGACGACGACACACCGCGCAACGTCAAGCTGCAACTGCTGACAAAGGGGGGTGTTGCAATGTACGGCAACTTGACAGGCGACGTCTCTTTTTACACCCATTGGTGCCCCTTGCCCAAGAAAAGGACTGACAATGTTTGACCTGATCCGCTTCGACCACAATTCCCAAAGGTTTGTCATGAGAGATTTACGCGCGCCCGCTAACGCATTTGAGTGGCAACGTTTTGTCGTAGAGGAGGCCGATCGCCGGGGCGACAAGCCGAGCACGCTAGATGCGGGCACCACGTCACGCAAGCGAAGCGTAGCCTCGACAAATGCTGTTGAGCGGATGGCGGGAGAACCAACCCACTTACGGCACGATGGGGATCGGCCCCAAGACTGAGGTGACGGCTGCTAAAAAACCGAAACATTTCACTATTCATAAAAAAACCGCCAGCATTACCCGTAAACAGCGGCCCAAAGCAATCAAGGCGGTGTCGGACAAATGAAACCGTTTAAAAAAATAACTGTTGCTGATTGTGTATTTTGCCTGGCTTATTTGCTGGGAGTTGTGCTTGTAGGACTTGACATTTTTTTGTGGAGAGCGAACATCGTCTTGTGATTCACGCCGGGTTTTCCGGCAAAAACAACGGAAGCTGAAAGGAGCAACCTATGAAACACACACAGTACACGCCAGGGCCGTGGGAATTGTCCGAGTCTCAATACTCGGAGGGATTTGGAAATTATCTACGCGTTGGACAATTCAAGGACTCGGGCGATATTGTTGCATCTGTCTGTATACGGCACAAGCTCAACCACACGCTTGATGCCTGCGGGAATGCCAACGCCAGCCTGATCGCCGCCGCGCCCGAGCTGCTTGAGGCGCTGGTTGCGATGGTCAACAGCTTTCACGCCGTTGAATACATGGAGCCACACACGCAGGCATCCGCTGTGATGGCCCACGCCGCCATCATCAAAGCCACCAGAGCCCAGCCATGAAAGTCCACCAAGTGATCTGGTTTACCAGCTGCAAAGGCTTAGTGGGCATCGTCGAGGCCACGCAAGACGACGGCGAGCACGGCTACTACATCGCGCCTTGCGACGGCTTCAATGCAACGATTGACGCCAATATGGTGGCCGCGCACGGGGCAAGGTTCCCCGACACAGCGGGCATCGCAATTTTTGGACTGACACACAAAGGGGAACAACATGGCCACTGAAATTATTCCTTACACCGGACAGGAGGCGTGGCTCGACGCCCGCAAGCAGGACGTCACCAGCACGGAGAGCGCCGCCCTGTTCTCGATGTCCCCATACATTACGCACTTCGACCTGTGGCACCGCAAGCACTCAGGCGTTGTTCCCGAGTTCAAGAGCAACGATCGAATGAACTGGGGCAACCGCCTGGAGGCCGCAATCGCCTACGGCATCGCAGAGGAGCAGGGCTGGAAGGTTGCGCCGCTGAAAGAGTACATGCGCGACCCCGACGCGCGCATGGGCAGCTCGTTTGACTTCGTGATCACTAGCCTGGGAGAGCCGGCGCACCTAGAGATCAAGAACGTCGACTACCTGGCCTTTCGCGACGGCTGGCTTGAGCACGAGGACGGCACGATCGAGGCGCCGGAGCACATCGAAATGCAGGTCCAGCACCAGATGGCGGTGTCGGGATTCCGACAGTCCTTCATTGGCGCGTTCATCGGCGGCAATCGAGGCGTGGTAATTGAGCGCCAGCGCGATGAGGACGTGATCGCGGCCATCCGCGCCAAGGTGGCTGCATTCTGGAAAACGGTCGACGCGGGCCAAGAGCCAAACCCGGTGATGCCTGAAGACGCTGATGTTCTGATTCGACTCAACCAGTACGCCCGGCCCGGGAAGGTGCTCAGCGCCGACGGCGACGAGAAGCTGGCCCGGTTGCTGGAGGACTACAAAAAAGCGGCGACCATTGAGAAAAACGCAAAGGAGGACAAGGACGTCGCAAAAGCCACAATTTTCAAACACATCGGCGACGCGGAAAAGGTACTGACCAGCGCCTGGACCGTGAGTTGCGCCATGCAAGCCGAGACACCCGCCACACTGATCACGGACGACATGGTGGGCAAGTCTTACGGCGGCCGAACTGGCTTCAGAAACTTGCGAATAAACCCACGCAAACCCATGAAGTAATGGTAAACTGATTGGAAATTCCAAACAGGAATAAACCCCCGCAGCCGGTCGGTCACCGGTTTTTAAGGAGTAACTTATGAGTCAAGTAACTGTAGTGGACCAGGTCCGAAATCAGCTGACCGCAATGCAGCCTCAGTTTGCGGCGGCCCTGCCAAAGCACGTGAGCGCAGAGCGGTTTGTGCGGGTGGTGATGACGGCTTTGCAAATGCAGCCCAACCTGCTCAACGCCGATCGCCGCACGCTTTTCGCATCGGCCATGCGCGCCAGCCAAATGGGCCTGCTGCCGGACGGACGAGAGGGCGCCATCGTCACTTTCAAAGACCAAGCTCAGTTCATGCCAATGGTGGCCGGCATCATGAAACTAGTGCGCAATTCGGGTGAGATCAGCACCTGGTCGGTCCAGGCGGTCTATGAGTATGACAACTTCGACTTTTGTTTTGGTGATGAAGAGCACATCACGCACAAACCCAACCTCTCAAACAGGGGTCGGCTGATCGCGGTCTACAGCATCGTGACCATGAAGGACGGCGAGAAGTCCCGCGAGGTGATGAGCATCGAGGACGTCAACGCTATCCGCGCCCGCAGCCGCTCGGGCAACTCTGGCCCTTGGGTATCGGACTTTGCCGAGATGGCCAAGAAAACGGTGGTGCGCCGCCACAGCAAGCGCCTGCCGCTCTCAACAGACATTGACGGCATGATCAAAGATGACGACGAGCTTTTCATGCCTGAGCAGGCCCCGCCGCCAGAGCCCACGCAGCCGCCAGAAACAGCAGCTGCGCCCAAGCGCCCCAGCCGTCTGCAGAAGGTCGCTGAGCAGGCCCCGCCGCCCGCAGACGACGACGGGGTGATCGACATGCCCGCCTCCGATGTAAGCCAGTCTTACCCGGAAGACAGCGACAGCCCCATTTAAGTTTTTGGGGGGGGAAAGCGGATGCTGGGCAGTGCATAAGCCTGCCGACTCTCGTCACAAGCGTGAGACAACCAGTGCAGCGAGTACCCCACCCATTTTTTTGACCCTAGGAGAAACACATGGAAGACCGCATTTATCTCATCCGCGAGCACGACAGCGACAAAATCCGCTTGGTCCGCGCGGGAAGCAAGGCCCGAGTGCTTCGACACCTGATCAAAGACCGATTTGTGATTGAGAACCCAAGCACCGCCGACGTCGGCGACTACGTCGAGTCCGGTGTGCCCATCGAGCGCGTTGCAAGCAACGACGCTGAGTCATAAAAATGAACGAACAAACCATCACCCTCAAATTCACCGTCAGCGAGTTCAACTTTCTACACGCCATCCTGGGCGACTTGCCCACCAAAAGCAACGCGTGGATTTTGCTGAACAACCTGGAGGCTCAAGCAAAGGCCCAAGCCGAGTCGCAGAACATCCCAGTGGTAAGCGCCGAGCAGCCTCAAGAGCCCTTCGCTGAGTAACGAAAAACAAGGGCCGCCCTCGGGTGGCCCGCAAGGAGGCTCTTATGGATAAGTTTGAAAACCGGCAGGTCCAGCAGCAGGTGCAGTCAACAAATCAGATGCTGACGCCGCAAGATGTCTCTCATCTAATCAAGATTGCGGTTGGCACGCTCGAGAACTGGCGCATGGCCGGCAAGGGGCCAAAGTTCATCCGGCTTGGCGGCGGCGCGCGTGGGCACATTCGCTACCGCGAGCAAGACGTGGAAGATTGGATGTTTGAGAATGCGAAAACCAGCAAAGAATAAAAATGAACCAGTCCCGTGCAGCATCTCTGATTGAGTCCGCATTCAACGTGGTGATCGGCTACGGTGTAGCGCTGGCCAGCCAGCTTGCAATTTTCCCGATGTTTGATATTCACCTGCCCTTGGCCGATAACCTGGCGATCGGCGCCTGGTTCACCCTCATCAGCCTGGTCCGCAGCTACGCGATCCGGCGCTGGTTTAACGCCCGCCTGCACAGGGCTGCACAAAAAATTGCGGGTATATGAAAAAACGAAAGCCGCAGCGTGTTGTGCATATTTACCGGTACACCCTCATGGACGTCATGATGGCCAGCCCGACAGAGATATTGCCAACCAGACATCGCCAGCACCAGCTGACCCGGATGTACCAAGGCCTTGACTCCATGGAGACAAGCGCCTCGCCCAGCGCGGAAGACTGGCGCCTTGTCAGCGACGCGGTGAACCTCATGGAAACGCTGATCGTCAACGGGCCATGGCCAGACAGCCAAGGCGATCTTGTAGAGATCGGCGACGGCGAAGGGCTGCTTCAGGACGCAATCACGGCGCTCGCGATGACCGGAAAGCGACACAAAGCAGGCGGAAACATTCGCTTGGACGGCGCTGGCATTCAGGCCTGCAGAAGCATCCTCGCCGACTACTCCAGCCTGCTGGAAGTTTTGCCGGCCAGAACCATGATTAAAGTTCACCGGGAAACCGAAAAGCGAATCCACCAAATTTTGACCGGCAAAAAGCAGCCGCGTGATGTAGAGGTAATGGACCTATGACCCCAGAACAAAGAGAGCTTGACATGCTGGTCGCTGAGCTTGACCAAGAACAGGGTCTTTACTGCGCGGGACTTTC